GATGGGGCAACAGGGACGGGCAAAATAGGTATGGGCACTACGAGTCCCGCCTTCCCACTTCATCTGAAATACACAGACAATGATACTGCACCGGAAGGAGGCTCTACTTCGGGTTCGGGGACAATCGGTGCGAATGCAGAAGGCGGCGGGCTGTATATTGAGAACGCCTCAACGACAGATGGCTCTTATGCGGGCATCACATTCAGAACCGATACTGCCGATGCTAGGATTGCATACCAATCAGTAGGGTCGAGCCTCATTAATGAAGGGCAGATGTCGTTCTATCTCGACACCAATGACGCAGATAGCAACACTCCTAGTTCAGTATATACTCTTGAAGAGGTTCTTAGACTTAGAGGTGGAAGTTCTGACTCAGATAGCGCACAAGCATTCAATAGCGCATACGTCAATGGTAGGTTAGGAGTAGGCACTGCGAGTCCCAACCAACCATTGACAGTTGAAGGTACTATGAGCCTGAAGGAACAGGCAAGTGCCAACTCAGACACAGCAGCATACGGTCAGTTGTGGGTCAAGACAGCCACACCCAATGAACTCTACTTCACCACCGATGCTGGTGACGATATTCAGATTACAAGCGGCACATCGCTTGCAGGTGGCAGTGGTGGTGGTTCTGGAGACATCGAAGGTGTCACAGCAGGAACAGGAATATCAGGTGGTGGAACGACTGGTACAGTCACCGTCAACTTGGATATAGATGGCCTGACCGATATTGGTGGAAGCCTAGCACTTGACGACAAGATACCTGTGTACGACCTTTCTGGTACAGCAATTAAGAAGATGGATGTGAGTAGACTAAATGGTGTGTTATCAGAATTAAGAATCAGGGATGCGAGGAACGAGGGGGCTACCACTTCTTCTGAGATGTTGCCCGCTGAGTTTTCAGATAAATCTGCTGTCTTTACATTCACAGATGATATAGCAAACTCAACTAATGCTTGGGATTCTGTTATAACAATGAAAGGATGGTCTACCAATTACAGAGTGTGGCAGTTATTCTCTGCCTCAGACGCAAGTAGCAATAGCGTTGATACTGAGCCTCTTTACTTTAGAACGGGAGAGGAAGATGAAAATAGCGGTAATTGGGGGGTAAGGAGAGAGATTCTCACATTCCCCGGAACCACGCCAAACGCAGATGGTAGTGCCAATCAGATACTCCAAACAAATGGTAGCGGTACATTGTCTTGGGCCGACATATCAGCAGCACCCAGCGGCTTCGCAGTGACAGGAGACTTGAACGTAGGCAGTGGTGATTTCTTTGTCGATGACTCCGCTGGTGAAGTCGGCATAGGAACTACAAGCACTGTTGCTCCTCTGACCGTTCAAACCGCAGCGAATGATGTAGAAGCGTTGAGGGTACAGAACAGCGCAGGTAATCCCGGTGGTGTACAAGGAATTACTCGGTTAGGTATCTCTTCCAGATTGGAGGCCGTTGCAGGAGCGCAGATAATCGCTAAGGAGATGGATGTCGCTGATTACAGGACAGATATGATTTTCGCTACTAAGGCAACTAATGCTAGTAGCGACGCTGTGACTGACAGAATGATAATACGACACAATGGTAATGTCGGAATAGGCACGACAAGTCCTGATGCAAGATTACACGTTTCAACTGGGACTGATTTAGATTGCGGAATTATCATCGAGGCTGACACCGATAATAATGATGAAGCAGACTTACCGTTCTTGTGGATGAAGCAAGATGGCGACATAACTGCTCACGCCTTCCAAGGAACAAGCAACAAGTTGCAGATTATCAACAACATCAGTGCAAGTGGTGGAATAGATTTCCTAACAGGGACTACCAATAACACTGGAACGACTAATCCGGCTACAAGTGCGACAGTTAGGCTTCATATCGCATCAGATGGGGATATTGGAGTCGGCACCACAAGCCCCTCTTTCGCAAGTGGTTCGGGTATAGAGGTATCAAATGCGACACAGGC